CATGAATTCGTCTACGAGTCTCATAAATTCTTTTTCATTCTCGTCCATAGAGGCCATTTTCATATCCTCTGTTCCATCTGCATAATTAACTCTACCACCTTGAGCATACTCTCCAGGTTGATATCCTTTTTCTTTCAGTCTTTTTTCTAATCTAGAAAAATCTCCAGTTTCTAAAAAATCTGAGTATAAATCCATTAACTCTTCATCACCTGTGGACTCTATAAAATCTTTAAAACTTCCAAATCCTCCGGTGCTAAATCCTGCTCTACCACCCATGGCTAATTCTCTCATAGGTCTTATATCTGGATTTTTAAATCTTCGAAAAAGCTCCATTAAACCTGTATCAGTATCTGGAACAAAAGGTTCTCGCTTAAATTCTTTTGGTGTCATATCAAAAGGTTCTCTTTTAAATGGTCTTGGATTAAAAGGTGGACCACCTGGAAACCTTCTTTCTCCATCATAATCTGGAAAACCAGGGTCTTTTATCCTTCTTCTATCTTTTAATAATTTTTCTAACATTTCTCTAGTTATAGGTAAGTCAGGAAATTTTCTTGTAGGAGGCACAGATGTGTCCTCTGCAGAAGATTCAAATGCTGGTCTGCTAGGAAAACCCTCATCTGCTGTTTCTGATGGATCAACCGGTATATTTGCATCCGTCATTTCATTTCTCACTATTCTTGTTGCAATTGATTCAGGTAATTTATATCTATCTACTAAAAATTCTACTGCTTGTGTCGCTCCAGCTGTTGTTGGATTTGATTTTAAAAATTTTTTTAAAAAACTTTTAATTTGAAATTGATTGTCTTGTAAAATTTTTGCAACTTCTTTGGCATTACGTCCAGGTGAAAGTTTTTTTAAAAGATTTATTATATTAGACGCATCTTCCTGCATTCTTTTTTTGTCTATTGCCATTATACTACTCTTTTCTCCAATCGTTTCATGGTATCATACATCTTTTGTGCTCCCTTTTCAATACTGCCACCACCAGCTCCTCTTACAGCATCTGCTGTCATAACAAACTCATTTTTTGATAGCATGGCAGGCACATCGTCTGCTTTTTCTTTTACACCCACAGGCACAAATCCACCTGTTTCTCTATAATCTCTTTCTCTGACTCCAGCTTTATTTGTTCTCATAATACCTGTTGGCATACCACCTTTTTTAACATTATATCTAGCTACAAATGCATTTCTACCTGCATCATCTAGTTTAGAATACTCTGGATCATTTGCATAATAATTATCCATATAAATTCTCATTTGTTTTCCAACCACATCTTTTCTTGCAGCTAAATACTCTTCTATAGTTTCACCAGGTTCTTGTTCTCTAAACTCTCCTTGAAAATAACTTGCTAATAAAGAAGCACCTGAAGTAATACTACCTGCTAATAATTGTTCTTGCACTATTTTAGGTAATGCTTTTACACCTGGAATTTTACCTGTAGTTTTTTCCAAAATATTTTCTGGTAAAATACCACCTGATTTATCTTTAGGTGTTATTTTAGGATCAACCGCTTGCTTATCAAACAAACTAGTAAACTGCTGAGTTCTTTCTGGACTTAATGGAGAAGTAAAACCTCCTTTTAATCCACCACCTGTAATATCTGTTGCTCCACCTAAAGCTCTAGCTCCTGCACCAAATGCAAAAGTCCCAACACCTTGTTTTAATGCATCACTAATACTACCTCTTTGATCAAATCTACCTATACCTCTCATCAACCCAGCTACAGCAGGATTAAATGGTGCAACTAATGGTGCAGCTTTAACAGCTACACTTGCTAACTCGTTAGGTATAAGTTTTCTGATACGATCTTTAACCAGGCTACCTAGTCCGTACATCTGTCTTGGCATTTTTGCTCTATTAATCATATGTATTAAATTTTAGTTATATTAAAAAGGCAGGGTTTACACCTGAATTTATACTATTACTCGTTTTTTACGAGTAAATCAAGACTATGTTGTAACCTCTCTCGGCTTAGATTGTAGGGCCGAAAGGACCACATGTAGTCTATTTGCTGTTGCTGCAGTCACTTTTAGTATCTCACTCTCCTCTAATACTAAAGGTGCTGATAGTAATTCTGTTGTGCCATTGGCAGATATAGATTTTGTCTTAAATAAACTAAATACATTATCACTAGTATCTGTAATAGTAACCGTTATAGTATCTGCATTACCAGAGTCCTCTGATACTAATATAGATTTTATAATAGCAGTTGTTGCAGTCGGCACTGTATATAGTGTCGTGGCTGATGTAGTTGTTAAGTCTACTTTTTTATTTACAAATGTATTAGCCAAAGAAAAAAGCCTCCGCCTCTGATTCGTCTTTTAAATCTTGTTGATAGGTAGTATTTAATTTTTGCACAATACTATCTACATCTCTAACAAACGATTGTTGTGTTTGTTGATTATATTCTTCATCTGGTTGTGTTAATGCTTGTATTATTCTAGCCACGTTTTTTAACTCCCTTAATTCTTTTTTTGTTTAATGATGCATAAAAAACTTGTTCACCACGTTTTTTACCATATTGCTTTTTCATAGATTTCATTATCTTTTTACCTTTTTTATTTAATGGCATTATCTTCTTCCGTCCGGTTGATAGTCTATTCTAAATGTACCAAGTTTCCAAAACTGACCAGTGCTAGTGTTTTCTATTTTTAAAGATATCTCTCTAGCTCTAGCACGTGTGTCTATTTTAGTTGAGTTACTATTAATTGTAAATGGACCCAAAGAGGAACTAGCTTTTGTTTGATTTGGAAAGTCTTTTAAATTTAATGTTACTCTTGCATCACCTGTTTGTGATAAAAAATCCGGTATGACTCTTCTTATTTTCATCATGAATTCACCATCACCTTGTAAACCCTGTTGACCAATATCAAAACTACCAGACTCTATGTTTGCTGTAATAGCAGTAGTTTGTCCTAACTTAACTTGATTTAAACCTGTTTCATGTTCATAGTATGTTGTTGCTCCATCTGTATTACCATGCACATAATTAACATCTGTATCAGCTGTCTCTGCACTTGAATCATATTCTGTTGCATGTGGTTTACCAAATATTGCAGAGTCCTCCCATGCTGTTCTTGCTAATGTGCCTGTGGTCCACACTGGTCGCTCGTTGCTTGAGTCTAGATAATTGTATGCAACCATTCTATTTACGACTCCTGAACCTGAGTTTGGATAAAACCAAATTACCTCACCAAACAAATTATTTAATCCAGCGTTAATATGTTGTTTTGGTGTAGTGTTAATATCATCAAAGACATGGTCTTCTACTAAACATGGTAGTGATTCCAGTTTACCAGCATATCTAAAGAAACCATTTTCTGACATCCAATAAGCTGTACCATCAACTTCAACAGCTGCGTTCTGTCCAATCAATCCACAGTTTGTACCTACTTGTTGAAATGAGAATGTAAATGGTGGACCAACAAAACGCATGATAAACAATGCAGTGTCAGTCCATATGTAAATAGCATCTCGACCTCTAATTGCTCCAACAAGTTTAGATCCATCTGCAAGTCTTTGTGTACCAGCAGTGTTAGTCGCTGAAGGTGTGTAAGTATTAATATCCTCTTGAGAGGAGAATCTTATAAACATTGGATCTTGTGTTGATTTAGTTCCAATAGTTGTTTCTGTACCAAAAAATATTAAGTGCCGATCTGGTGTAGATACTAAACTAAATGCAGAAGCTGTTGGTGCACCCGTTATAATAGTTGCTCTAGTATTGTTTGCTCCTGTAGGATTAGAATCCCACTCAAAACTTTCACCACCATTAATAGTTGCAATAAGTTTATTACCCAAATTATCTAAAGACCAAAGTCCAGGTGCAGTTACAATATCTCCTGATGCTGCAGCGTTCCATGCAAAAAAGTTTGATGCATCTGTTACTGTTGCTCCAGATGAATGTGTTGCCGCTGTTGTACCTGAAGCACCTCTAGTTAAACCAGATAAATTTCCACTATTGTCATTACCTGTATAAGTAATTAACTCTGTTCCAATTAACACTGTTCCTGAAGATGGAAAGGATGATGAACTAGCCATCGTTAAACTTGTAACACTAGCGTTTATTGAAGAAGATAATGTAGATGTAAACTGACCTGCTTGTTGCCCACCCCATGATCCAAGAGACCAACCTGTAGATGCAACCTCAACCGCTGGTCCAACAGGATAGTAATGTTGAACTCTAATACCACCTGATGTTGTTGCACCAGATCCAGATTCATTAGACTCCATCTCTATTGTAAGAGTGCTACTGGTTGGTATAGATGTCACCATAAATTTTTTATCTGTAAAATCTCCAGATGTAAAATCAGAACCAGTGATGGCTGTAAAAGTATCTAATAATATTATATCAAACTTATTTATGTTGTGATCTGAACTAAATGTAAGTGTTACAGTTTTTGATCCATTCGTTGTAGAGAAAGCATTTGATAAAGATGTTGTCGCTTTAATAGGATGTATATCATAAAATATACCACCAGAATATGCATATAAAATTCTGTTTGTTCCTAAAATAGCATACTTGATACCTGATGTATTTACAAAGTGATGAATCGCTGTTGCTCTACCTGTAATTTGAACAGAACCTAATTGTGACCATCCACCTATTTTTTCAGGTGTACCATATCTAAAACGAACATTGTCTCCATCAACCCATTGGCTCTCACCACCTGCTGATGTAACTTGTTTGTTAAATCCAGGTGCAAATTTTACTTTTTGCAACATAATAAATTACCTAGGGTTTAGTTGGCCACGTAGCGTTTTCACATTTTTCAACAGTGTCTTTACCCTCAGGCAGGTCTCTTAACTCCTGTCTGTATGTTCTCATGTCATCTGACATAGTAACATCAGATAAAGCATAGAAGTCAGTTTCAGCTAAAAGTTGATTTCTTCTAGCTCTAAGACTAGCTTGTGCTCTTGCTAAAGCACCATCTGCCCACGCTTGTTCTTCAGCATCTCTAGCAGCCTCTTCTGCAGCCGTAAACTGTACTCTCTCACCATTTATGTTATGATATCTTGGCATAGTTTTCTCCTTTGTTTTTGTTTATCATGATTAATTAATTCCGTAAAGGCAAATATCTCCAGCGTCTATGTTGCCAGATGACATTTTAAATTGAAATCTTGTAATTGCAGTGGTTGTATTAAAATATCCAGCAGTATAAACATTAAAAGTAAAATTTGCATCTTGTGAATGTTGTATATTACTTATAAAATGTTTTACAAACACAGAAGAACTAGGGTTAAAAACATGGCAAAATCCAGATAAACTTTGATCGTTGTCGTTTCCCTC